ATTATCACGACCTGCTTTCTGTCCACACCGATAGCAACCAGTTGGCCCGCATGCCCTGATTGAAAAAGCGAATAAACGGTGCGACATCCTGCCCTTGCGTCTATCTGCCGGAGCACTGATCCACAACTAAGCGTGTGTGGTGTTAATAAGGGGTAATAAACTGTATTAGCTCAGACTTGATCTGACGGTTTTCACTGGTCGCACAGAATCAAATCTGACAGTCTGCTTTGACCGATCAGCAGACGTTCGTAATTGAGTTGCCATGAATCTTGCTAACAATACCGTGTGTCAATCAACGGGGAGCAGGTCACCTCACATGCATACATTTGAGAATCCGAAATCCTGCACTTCATCCTTTTGATATTTCTTTTCCGACACAAAAATATGCGTTTAGTCACAATTTCAATTATTAAAATCCACATTAAATTTAGTGGAAATGGTTGAATTCGAGACTTTCAAACATGTATTTGATTAAAATTGCGCAGTTTTTACGAATGGAACTCATTGATTAAAAGGTGCTTACGAAGAATTTATTTGCTTTATGATTGTGCGTAGCTTATTTCAGAGATAAGTCAACTTTTTATAGTGCGATTCTAAACTTGCTGATAATGCAACACGAATTATATTTATTCATGACTTCTTTCATTTAATCATTTTTTTACACACCCCCACATATGCAGCAGAACGTCGAGAGGTTTTGATGAAATTGAACATGATAGTGAGGAGCCTTGCCTTAGCAGGTATTCTGGGCTCAGTTAGTTTGCCTCTTTTGGCTGCTGAGCCATCGAAAGACGCAACAGCGCCTACGCAACAAGCTAACAATGCCTTATATAATCAACTTCCTTTCTCCGATAACACTGATTTCACTAATGCTCACAAAGGGTTTATCGCCCCACTTCCTCAGGAAGTCATCAAGGGGGAGCAAGGGAATGTAATCTGGAACCCGCAACAATATTCTTTTATTAAAGAAGGCGATAAAGCCCCCGATACAGTCAATCCCAGTTTATGGCGTCAATCACAGCTGATTAACATAAGCGGTCTCTTTGAGGTCACTGAAGGTGTTTATCAGATCCGAAATCTTGACCTCTCGAATATGACCATCATTGAAGGTAAAGAAGGTATCACCGTTGTTGACCCACTGGTGTCGGCAGAAACGGCGAAGGTCGGAATGGATCTCTATTTTAAAAATCGCGGCAAGAAACCTGTTGTAGCGATCATTTATACCCACAGCCATGTTGACCATTACGGCGGGGTACGCGGTGTTGTGGATGAAGCTGACGTGAAATCCGGCAAAGTGAAGGTCTATGCGCCTGCCGGGTTTATGGAAGCGGCCGTTGCCGAGAATATCATGGCGGGTAACGTGATGAGCCGCCGAGCCAGCTATATGTATGGCAACCTGCTGAAGCCAGATGCCAAAGGTCAGGTGGGGGCCGGTCTTGGCACTACCACTTCAGCTGGAACAGTGACGCTGATTGCTCCGACCAATATCATTGAGAAAGACGGGCAAAAAGAAGTTATTGATGGCCTGACCTACGACTTTATGCTCGCGCCGGGGTCAGAAGCGCCTTCCGAAATGCTCTGGTATATCGAAGAGAAAAAACTCATCGAATCAGCTGAGGACGTCACCCACACCCTGCACAACACCTACTCGCTGCGCGGGGCCAAAATCCGCGAGCCGTTGCCGTGGTCGAAATACATCAACCAGGCAATTGTGCGCTGGGGTGATAAGGCCGAAATCATCATGGCACAGCACCACTGGCCGACCTGGGGCAACGACAACGTGGTCAAACTGCTGAAAAGCCAGCGTGACCTCTATCGCTATATCAACGACCAGACGCTGCGTATGGCGAACGAAGGGCTGACGCGCGACGAAATCGCCGCTAACTTCAAGCTCCCAGATTCACTTGCGCATACCTGGGCCAACCGCGGCTATTACGGTTCGGTCAGCCATGACGTAAAAGCCACCTATGTGCTGTATCTGGGCTGGTTTGACGGCAACCCGGCGACGCTGGACGAACTGCCGCCGGAAGAAGGCGCGAAGAAATTCGTGGAGTATATGGGCGGCGCGGATGCCATCCTGAACAAGGCGAAAACCGACTTCGACCAGGGGAACTACCGCTGGGTGGCGCAGGTGGTAAGCAAAGTGGTATTTGCCGACCCAAACAACCAGGCGGCACGCAACCTGGAAGCTGATGCGCTGGAACAGCTTGGCTATCAGGCTGAATCCGGCCCGTGGCGTAACTTCTACCTGACTGGTGCGCAGGAGTTACGTAACGGCGTGGTGAAAGGGCCAACGCCGAATACCGCCAGCCCGGATACGGTGCGCGCGATGACGCCAGAGATGTTCTTTGACTATCTGGCTGTTCATATCAACGGTCAGAAAGCCGGTGATGCCAAATCGGTGTTTAACATCGATCTGGGCAGCGATGGAGGCAAATATAAGCTGGAGCTGGAAAATGGTGTGCTGAACCATACGGCCAACGCTGAGGCTAAGGACGCTGATGCAACAGTGACTCTTAATCGGAACACGTTGAACAGAATTATACTGAAAGAGGTCACTCTCAAGCAGGCCCAGGACAGCGGTGATGTGAAAATTACCGGCGATGGAGCGAAACTCGACGCGATGCTCGGTTATATGGATAAATTTGATTTCTGGTTCAATATCGTTACACCTTAAAACTTTCCCCTGCGGGAGACTTCTCTCGCAGGGGAATTTATTCCAGTACTTAACATTCGGCATGTTGCTATTTAACTGCTCGGTGAAATTGTTCATTCACGAATCATAGGTAAATATGAACAGGATAAGGTTCGCTCTGTTGATGTATTTTATCTTTTTCGCCGTCAGTTCAACTTTCGCTGCTGAGCCCCGTCAGGAGCCGACGGAGCAAGAACAAGCGCGCACGCTTTATATCTTCCACACTCCCATAGTCATGCTTCAGGCCAAGTTTGGTCAGACAACGCCGGAAGAACGAGTTTTACGCATCCACAATACTCTGCGTAAATTCACCCAGGCGGATGTCCGTGAGCCAATAAAAATTCTCCCCGTCACCCGTTATAACCAGCAAGGGAGGCTATTTTTAATGAATGGCAAGCCGCTAATGTTGCTGACGCAGGCAGATCTGGATGAGGGTGATGACCTGACTCTGGATCAAGCCGCGCAACGCGTGCTGGCGCGAATGGAGGCGCAACGTACCGCCCTTCACGATCAATACGATTCCGGTTGGCTTGCACTTTCCACATTGAAAACCATTGTGGGGTTAGCGGGTTATTTACTGCTTATCTGGGTAGCGTGGCGCTCATGGCGTCGGGTTAAGAGATACTTTCGTCGTCGGATTGCAGAAAATCGAGGATGGATACCCAAAACCTGGCGGCGGTACGTGGGGGCTGTTGAAGCTCGTTTATATGCCTTGCTGATGATTTTCCTGGGAATCATTGGTTTTTATGTCTGGCTTAGCTGGGCGTTTAGTCTTTTTCCGTGGACCCGGGTTTGGGCAACATCGCTGGGAGACTGGTCCCTGCGTGTCGTTCGTCAGATTTTCTTATCCATTGTCTCAGCTTTACCGGGGTTGATGATTGTTTTGATTATTTTAATCATCACCGCTTTCATTCTAAAGTTATTGAAAATGACGCTCAATCAGGTCGAAGTGGGACGCATACAGTTCCCCGGTCTGCATCCTGAAACAGTCGGTGCGACCAGAAAACTCCTCTCGGTCGTGGTGTGGTTATTTGCTCTCTCAGCAGCCTATCCGTTTCTTCCCGGCGCAAATTCACTGGCCTTTAAAGGTATAAGTGTCTTCTTTGGTCTTATGCTGACGCTGGGGTCTGCTGGGGTGATGAATCACGCTATGAGTGGCCTGGTGCTGATTTACTCACGCGCCTTGCGCAAAGGAGATGTCATTCGTATTGCGGATAACGAAGGAAAGGTGAGTGAAATTGGCATGCTCGCCACAAAAATTATAACTCGCGAAAACTACGTAGTGACAGTACCTAATGCTGTCGTAGTAAGTGGCAAGATAACGAACCTCAGTGCCCAAAATAACGACGGCAGTGTCAACTTAACCGTAAGCGTCACCATCGGGTACGACACCCCATGGCGGCAGGTTCATGCCATGCTTGAATTGGCAGCCAAGCGAACAGAATTCGTGGATCTTACGACCGCGCCGCTGGTGCGCCAGTTGGCGCTGATGGATTGGTATATAGCCTATGAGCTTCAGGTCAGGCTGACAACCGATGTGTCACTGGCCATCGCGCGAAATGCACTGTTCAGTAATATCCAGGATGTTTTCAACGAATTCAATGTGCAGATCATGTCGCCCAACTTTGTTATGCAGCCTGAAGGAAGCGTCGTGGTCGCAAAAGATAACTGGTATCCCGCCCCCGCTGTTGCACCAGTACGCGACAAATAATACTGACCATTAAAGACAGGCAGACTGCAAATGAAAAAATCGACGTTATTTTCTCTGGTGGCGTTTCTTTCTCCAGCGACACAGGCCAGCGCACTCTATTTTTACGAAATTGGGACTGAAGATACCGCGCTTGCAGGTGCTGGCCAGGCTGCACGTGCCCAGGACGCCTCTACCATAGTGACTAACCCGGCAGGAATGACGCGGCTGCCTGATCATATGTTTACAGGCGGATTACAGGCAATGGATGGTGATATTTCCTATCGCCTTGATGATGAGAGTGGACGCAAAAATCCTGGCGATATCATGCGTTTTTTTCCAAATGCTAGCGCCTTTTATACACAGAAACTCAATGATGCACTGTATGCCGGGCTGGGGTTATATGGCAATTACGGGCTGGGGATTGATTTTGGTAACTGGGCTGGCGACCGTCTCATAAAAAAGAGCACCATGGTTGCAATGACTTTAAGTCCGTCTTTAGCCTATAAATTAAGCGAACGAGTATCAGTTGGTGGTTCAGTCAATGTCAATTATGGATTCCTTTCTCTCACACGTAATGTCAACAATGAAGATGAAAAACAGAATGATCATGACTGGGCGCTGAGTTACCGTCTGGGCTTATTGATGGAGCTCACCGATAAAACTCGCGCGGGAATCGCCTGGACCAGCAAAACAGACTATGACTTTAATATAGATGCTAAAGCTCGCTTCCCAAACTTACCCAACGTTGAATATGAAATTCCTGTTTCAGCGCAGGTCCGTGCACCTCAGCAGATAATGTTGAGTCTGGTGCATGATTTTAATAAGACATGGTCAATTATGGGTGACCTTGGCTGGCAGGACTGGAGTCAGTTTGGCAGTCCGCAGATTTCTGTCGCTGGACAAGATGCCAATCGGAAAAACCGTCTCAAAGATTCCTGGCATACCGCGCTGGGGCTACAGTATCGCCCAACCGAATTGTGGCGCATTAATGCAGGTTTTGCTTTTGACAGCACAGTCTACAAAACGCAGAACGACGTGGCCCTTTCCTTACCTACAGGTGATGAATGGCGATTTGCAACAGGTGCGCAGTATCAAATTACACCACAAAGTAATATTGGTTTTGCGGTATCATACCTAAATATGCAGTCATCACGTGTGCAGTCCCCAGAGCAATTCAAGGGCAGCTATAACAATCCCTATCTATGGTTCGCGAGCGTGAACTATAGCTATTTATTTTGAGTTGTGATTTTAGTTTTTTTGTAGGTCCGCTTTTGGCACAGAGCGGACTGTCAGCCCAGGTTAAGCTCTGTGCAGTAACAGTGCCTGATCAAGTTTGAGCTAATACAAATAACCCCCTTTTGCTATTACACTTCAGGCGGCGACGGCCAGCTGATCTCCTGATCATTTGTGAATACCAGGCGGTTTAGTTTCACCCGGTAGGACTTCCACGCCATCAGTTGATCCGCCTCCACTTTTGTGGCAATACCCAAATCGCTGGCATCCTGGAGTGGTGCAATTTTTTCCGCTGCAGCGGCGATCAATTCTGAACGATGAGCTTCCGCCTGGTCGATTTTTTCCTGCCGGGTAAACTCGCGCGGAATTATTTTTTCGCCGTTCCAAATCCATTCACCGTAAATATTCAGGCCATCCGGCACATCGGCGGTATTGACCTCAGTTACCGAAAGATTCAACGGATAAAGGCGTGACGCGTCAGTATGGTATGATCGGATTACCCCTTTATCATCAAAACAAATTTTCAGCGTATCAGGCTGGAAGCGGGTCAAATGTAGATACCAGTCCAGACCATCTTCTGTTTGAAGATAAATAGCCGGGATCATCAGGTCGTAATATTCAGGTGTGTAAATCGTTAAATTTTTAAGAGTTAATGCCATACCATGTGTCCTATGCAGTGTGACCAACGACCATCCAGCCGATAGACGGAATGTGTTTCTGAATGGGTCGGTAAAATAATGTATCGTTTACAGGTTCGTTACCCTCGGCGTTGTACCCAGTAAGGACACATCCAGCAGGCGCGCGCTGCCATGCATTTTTAGCAATGAGGAATGACCCTTCGGCACCCAGCGCAACATCAGTAATGAAATTTGACTGCACCCAGTTAATTTCTGCCCGCGTTCCAATCTGGCCACTTATCCAGTTTGACAGCCAGCCGCCCCATATAGAACCATAGAGATTCCCGTCATGGCTCAGTCGCGCGCCATTCGGCCCCCAAAAGATCTCACCGGTACGGGAGATAACAAAATCGCCTCCACCCTCATTGCCGTTATTAAGGCGCAGGTCAGAATTACGGTCTTTATAAATATATGCTCTCGCGGTGCCGTCTTTATTTTTAAAAATAATATGCTGACGATCGTCGCTCTCAATAAAAAGACTGGAATTCGACTTAACTGAATTTGCAGTAATTCCCGCAAGTGCCTTAACTGAATTACCAAAGGTAACAGCCCCGGAATTTGCATCAACATAAAACGGACGTAAATCACTGTACTCGCCATCCGGATCACCTTTTTTAGTAAACATCAGATATAGCGTGGAACCGTCGAAACGGAAAAAAGAGCTAATATTTTTCTGTTTAAAGCGGAGTGGGGTCGAGTCAGCGATAACAAACGGCCCTGCCATTTCGTCACCCGCGCGCTGTACAGCGCCGGTAATGCGTGCGTCATCCCCTGCCGCTACAGTGCCAGCTTTTGTCCCAACATCCAGAACTGCTGCCTCTTTCAGCCCAAGGTTTTTCCGTGCCCTGACTATATCCATCACATCACTCAGGTTTGCATCCTGTCGCAGAAACAACCCATCGCCCGTTGAAACCTTCAGCTCGATATCAGCCGTTTCAGACACGGCGAGTCTAAACTGGAGTTTAACGCTGATACCACTTACTGGCTTCTCGATCGCGGCACAGTTCGCTACAGCATAAAGCTCGCCTGCATCGGTCAACAGCCCGACCTCCCTGACTACAAAGCCGCCCACATCGGCAGGCAGTACAAGCTGCGCAATAAACTGATTATCCTGTTCCGGTGAGACCTGCAATGCTGAAACCGCCGCACGATAAACTTCGCGAACAAGGGCTGTTAACGCCGGGTCAGGCTTAACCGGCTGGCCGTTACCATCACCTACTACAAAATCTTTAATTATGACGGGCTTCCCGGTCGCAGTAGACTGCGCCTCCAGCTCTTTGCCTCTGTTGGTCAGAATACTGTAATACTTCTCAGCCATGGCTAAACTCCTGCCTCAATATCAATATCAATCCAGGCGGTGACAGCACCGCCGGTGTAATAAGTTCCCATGGCGCCCAGATCGGCAATCACGTCAATAGAGGTCAACAGACTTCTCAGGTTCTTCGCTTTATCGACCTGCCGCCGGATACGCTGATACAGCGCGTCATCAACTTCCTGAAGGCTGTAAACCTCAATGCGGAAGGTGTAGGGAGCCTTACGCGGCAGATCCTCCCACCACTCCACCACGGTAGTTGGGAGACTGACAGCGCTCAGTGAACGCCTGACAGCGCCGGCAGTACCGCGATGCTGATGAACATATGCTGCATCTTTAATCACCTGCCGCTTTTCAGCCTCAGTCCAGGCGTCTTCCCAGGAATCAACCGAAAATTCCCAGGCAAGCCAGGGCAACAAATGCGCCGGACAGGTATCGGGATCTTTCACCTTACGCACCATGCCCGTATCCAGCGCTGTGATCTGCTCCGAACTGGCCTGCTCCAGTGCCCGCTCTGGCTGGATGGCGGAGGGCGGTAGCAGGGAGCGAAATTTATCCACCGGACCCTCCTTTGCGGGTGACGTTTATCGCACTGCACCAGGGAGCCTGCCCCGCGGTTGCTTCCAGATCTGCGACCGGACTTATCAGCCTGACTCTTGTGACGCCGGGCTGCTGGAGTGCAGCGTAAATCGCGGAAAGCGGTACGAGGCCGTTTATGCGATGCGAAAGCCGGGTGTAACTTGTCAGCGTGCTGATGGCATGTTCCAGCACCGTCTGCGCATCCGGTCCGTCAGGTATATCCAGTTCAGCCGTTACCGCATAGCTGACAATGGTGGCGCTTTTTACGCTTACATAATCAGTCAGAGGCCTGACCTCATCGGCGCTCAGTTCGCTCATCACTTTTTCTGTCAGGCTGGGGCTGGCCTCACCATTCCCGGTTCGCGACAGGACGTAGACGTCTACTTCCCCCGGTCGGTTATGCGTCTCCGGTCCGTAAGCATCCGCATCCAGCACATCGTTATCTGCTGATTTGGCATGGAAGCGGTATGCATTGCGAGCACCTGCCGTATTCAGCTGTGCCCATGAAAGCTGTATACGCTCGCGAAAAGCGTCATCATCTTCATAAACAGGATCGACAGGTGGCACAGCATCCGGATCTCCGGGATTTATCACCAGACGGGAAACGTTAAAGCCCGCGCCAATCTGGTCGAGATCGGCCCCTCTTGCGCTGGCAAGGAAAACTGCGCGTACCGCGTCATTGACTCGCTGAAACGCCAGGGCGAGCTGGTAGGCATTGATTTCACCCTGTTTAAACGCCGGATCAGATTCCACCAGCGCATCAAATACCGGATCCAGTTCGCGCAGGCGTGCCAGCCAGCGGGTAAAAATATCTGCAGCATCCGGAACCACGATGGCATCCGGCACCGCCAGGGCGGACAGGTTAATTACGTCATAACTACTTGCCATATATCGGTATGCCTCCGGTGCTGATAGGAAGATTGTTCTCTTTGTTGATCCCTTCAATATCCACCACACACCCCGTTTCAGTTGCCGGGAAAGAGACGACCACGCGCGTGACCTTCAGCCGGGGCTCCCATCTCGCCAGCGCCGAGGCGGTCGCTGCGATAATACGTAGCCGCGTAAGGTCATCTCGGGGGTTGTCCACCAGCGAAAACAGGTTGCTGCCATAATCACGGACAAGCACCCGGCTACCTACCGGGGTTGAGAGGATGTCGCTGACCGACTGACGCAAATGGTCGGTACCGGACAGGCGTTTACCCGTCCAGCTGTTTACGCCGTTCATAGTATTTTTCCGTATCGGGTCCGCCGGGTGGCGGTACGTTAGCCGAAGTAATCCGGACCAGTTTTATCCTTGCTACCGGATTTTTTAGAGGATTTCGCAGGTTTGCGAATATCAACCACCAGGTTGTACGTGTAGCTGAACCCGGCGGGTGTCAGGGAGTAAACCAGCGACTCCACCACCCAGGCACGATCTTCCCGCTCACCAAAGCCGGACGTGGATACGCCGGATTCTGCGGTGAGAGGGACATGTTCAGGGCGGCAAGGACCAGTAACCGTCATTTTTTGCTCATTGCGCTGTGCCTGCGTTTTTTTTGACTTTGCCTGCTGGTCTGCGGTGTCCTTCACCGGCTGGGTATACGGGTTCGCCATTGAGGGACCGTCATGTTCGACCGTGGTGGTTTTGGTCTTTCCGTCAGCCTCATCGTAATACCGAACGCCAATTTTACCCGAGGACTTGCCGCCACTGCCGGTGGCCTTTCCTGTCGAACTCCCCCTTTCACCTTCGCTGTACGACCAGTTTGATACCTGTTCTGGTGTGATAACCAGAGCGCCGGTCTGCTCTCCGGAGGCTTTCGCGGTGGCACCCTGGCGCAAAAAAAGCCAGTAACCACCTGAGGGTTTGCTGACAGCGTTCCACGTTCGGGCAAGGCGGGTCAGCAGGTTCGCGTCGGATTCTGCAACCTGATCAACATGGTCAATGTGGATGTCGGCAAGCTCTGTGGCCACTTTCGGCACCAGACCGTTTTCGGTGGCCACGGTTTTAACCAGATCCGCAAGTCGCAGGTTATCCCAGCTGCGCGTTTTCTGGCTGAGCACATCGCCAGGCTGTTTCTGCGCATTCATGGGCGCGGCAGTGGCATAAATCTCAATACGACGTGGCGGGCCACTACTGCCCACGCCGGACACCACAAACCAGCCCTTATCCACCAGTTGGTCGTTAAAACCCAGCGCCACGCGTAACCGTGCCCCTTTTACCGGCAGAGGCAACGTTTCGGACAGCAGCGTGATTTTCAGTTCATCCGCCTTTGCCGTAGCGCCGCCATAATCCGTCAGCGTCAACTCCGACAGGCTTTGCTGCAGCGCGCGGGTAATATCTTTTCCCTCCGCGTTGATGCTGAAAGCAGGTGCATATTCCGGTTTAACAATCTGTTCAGTCATATTAATCCCACAGACTAAATGCAGAATCCTGAACCGGCGGCGCCAGATCAGGCAGGATGATAAAGAGGTCAGACGGGTAAACGGCACCGATGTCAGCCAGTCCCGGATTCGCTTCAAGCACCTGAGTCACAATATAAGAAAGGTTTTCCGTGCCGTAATGTGTCGCACAGACTGCATCAAGCACATCACCGTCACGGGTTTGATATGTCGTCGGCATAATGTTTCAGCGTCATCGTCCAGTTTTTATTTCGGTGGCCACCGCCTGGCAGGAAACGGCTGGTTGTGTCGGAGAAGTCGATAACCACCCACCAGCCAAGCACATCCCCTTCGCCGCTGACAAGTTGTTGTGGCTTATTCTGATCTGCGAGGTCGAAGAGATCGTTGACGGCATCCACCCCCTTGCGGAAGAAAGCATGCGACTCCCCTTCAAGCCGAACCGTTCGCCCGGGCTTGCCGGTATACTGCAGTAAATCCTGTTTACCGATCCGCTCCTGCTCACTCCAGCGCCAGCTGGCCTCACGGGTCAGTTGGCTGTACGCGGTGGTATCAATCGAAAAGGCAAAGTCGCCCAGCATCATCATCACTCTGGCGGCCTGTGCGCCACGAACAGCGCCGGACCGCGACTGCCCGAAATCTTCATAGACCGGAACAATTTCACTCACCAGATTTGTCCTCCGTCCATCATGCTGCTGTTACCCGTAAACGCCGGGCTGGTTTTCGTCACCCCCTCGACCGCATCAGCTATACCTTGCTCGCTTTGTCCGGGTGCTCCGTTAATTTCGAAACGGTATTCGAATTTCCGGTTGTCAGTAAGCTGCCTTGCCTGTGGCTGCTGATCGGCTGTATCAAGGCGCTGGAGAAGTGCATCCCAGTAACCTCCGTCGCCGGAAGCCGACGCGCTATTACTCTGTGCCCTGTCTAGGCCAAACAGCGGTCCGCTGTTTTCCGGTGTCAGATATTTATCCAGTGATTTATCAAAGCCTTCATTGTCATCACTGAAGAAACCTCGCGTATCCCGGTACGATTTTTTCACATCGTCCGGAAGACCCGGTTTTTCTTTGAGCTGCTGTTCGAACCACTCTCCCTGGCCGTTACGCTGCGCCGTCATGCGGGCGATATCAACCGAGCCGGTCATGGCCAGCGATTTGAGCACATCACGCTGATCGCTTCGCTCATCCGGCAACAGCCAGGACAGTTTTTTCGCCAGCGCATACGCCACTTTCCCGACGAAAACGATCCCCTGCCCGAACGTCAGCACACCTGGGTAGAGATCATTGCGTAAAAAACTGACGATGCGTTTGATCCCCCCGCCTTTAAACCACTCCGCCATATCGTCAGTCAGGCGTCGGATATCCGGTGCCAGTTCGTTACCGAGCTGGCCGGAGATTTCCGCCAGTGCAGAAGAGAAAACGGTCTGCAGATTAGTAATGGCACGATTGCCCGCCATCGCGCCTTCAGCCCCCTCTTTCGTGACGAGGTTATATCGACGCTGCTCGTCCATCAGGTCGCGGTAACTTTTCCCGGACTGCTTCAGCAGCATCAGCAGTTTGCTGGCCTCGCCGCCAAACAGCGAATCAAGAGCAAACGAGGCTTTTGACTCATCCTGCAGACTGAGCGCACGCTCGACGATTTTTTCAAACTGCGCCATATCGCTGAGCCCCGCTAAATCCCCCTCCTTAAACCCGAGTGTTTCAAACGCATCCTGCAGCGAGCCCTGTTTGCCGTTCTGCTTGTACTCCCCCGCCTTGTGCAGATACTCCTCAAACAGATCGCCGATATTCTCTCCGTTCATGTCGTACTGTTTTGCGAGGGTGTCCCAAGCATCAAACGTCGGGATATCAACGCCATAGCTTTTCGCCACGCCGGCGCGTCTGGCCGTTTCCGCGTTGGTGGCCGCCGGGGCAATCAGAGTGCCCAGTGCGGAGGCCACAACCCCGCCGCCGCCGATCGCCAGTCCCGGTGCCACCATGCCGCCCAGTTGTCCGGCGATACCCAGACCGCGGCGAAACAATCCTTTACCGGCCCCCTTAAATGACGCCAGCCGCTGCGCCTTCTGCATCTGCTGGTTCAGCTTCTGCTGTTCCGACTCCGTTTTACGGATTTCACGGGACACATCGTTGTAACGGCGTTTCAGATCGCCCAGGCTCTGCCCGGCAAGCTTTGCTTTCTTAATTTCCGCCGCCAGCTTCGCCTGGTCTTTGGTCAGTTTTTCTGACTGCTTCCCGACATCCTTCAGGCTTTTTTGCAGACCGTTCGCTGATCGGCTCCATGAGCTGTCGATATTGCCGCCAAAGGTAATGACGGCCTTAAGGTTCTGGCTTAATCCGGCCACGATTTACCGCCTCCACTTCGTCGGTGAGAAAATCAGAAAACACACTGAATGGCATGTCCAGGTATTCCGCCATGGGAAAATGCAGGCGCCGCCCGAGAAAGCGTATCGCCCGCATCAGGCCTCTTTCGGTCGATCCGCGGGCGGGAGCATAAAAACATTAAATGCGTCCAGCAGCTGCGCATAATCCGCCGCTGTGAGCTGCCAGATATCCTGCTCGCTGAGGTTGCACAATAACGCAATCATGCGGGCTTCTTTTTCTTCTTCACTGCCGTGGTCTTTGGAAAAAGCGATGCGGTCACGCACCAGCGGTTCGCGCATCGTCACCTGTTCGAGTAAGCCACCGTTCTCAATCGAAACAGGGGAATACAGTTTGATCACGCGGGTTTCACCGGGAAAACTCATAAATAATCCTTAAAAAGTAAAAACGGCCCGCAGGCCGTTGGTATGTTCAGTTGAAAAATCAGAGGCGGACCTTCGCCGCCAGTCCAGACAGTACATCAACACCATTCACCCGGCGCGCGAAGCGCTCGGTATCAATAGCAAAAAGCTCCCTGCCGTCTTTGGTCTGGCGGTAATAGCTCACCGCGATGTCCACCGTGATGGCATTTTCGGACAGATTGTCCTTGCCGCGGGCATCTGGGGTAACGGTCTGCACAAAGCCTTCGATCTCCTCGACGGTGCCAAGCGCGGTACCGTTCGCCAGATAGCCCTGATAGGCCGTAAAGCGCGGGCGGCTGCCGCTTACAAAACCGAAGGCGGTCAGCATGTCCGTATCCATACCGTAGAATTTCAGCTGACAGGTCAGGGCCTCCATGCCGTCATCCACGGGGGACGGCGCATCCTGCGCGCCGGTACGCAAATCAGTTTTGACAATGGACAGTGTCGGTGGGGTGAATTCATGCGCCCCCTGTATGCGGACCCCCTGCCGGAAGAAGGTCCAGACGCGTAGTGTGTTTTTTTCGCTCATGCTGCCAGCATCTCCTCAAGCGCATAGTTGTTATTCACCCGGACGCGCAGGCTGATAAGCTCAGTCGGCGATTTCGGACCAAAGTCATAGTTGATGTACAGCACGCCCGCCGCCATGCTCTCAGCGGTGTTAAGCTCCTCATCCAGCCAGGCACGTCCGCCGAAGATGGCACCGAGCCCGACCAGCTGGCGCATATAGGCATTGATGGTGCCGATAATGTCATCGGCGTTTTCCCGGTCCAGCGGACGGTCAACGTACTCCAGCATCGTTTCCTGGATGCTGTCCTCGATGACGTCGGCGGTACGGCGAACAGATTCAAAGCGCCACTGAGGGTTGGTACCGCACAGGCGGTTCCCCCAGTGCTTAAACCCGGCACGGCGAATAATGGTGGACACGTTCTGCATGTTGAGCAGATTCGCGTCACAGTTTTCATCGCCCAGAATGAACTCGTCAATCTGCTCCACGCCGAGGATGTTGTTAATGTCCTGGTTGGATTTACTCCACCACCAGCCCTTCTCAAAGTCGATACGGGCACGCAGCCCCGCCGCAAACGCAGAATACGGACGATAGACAAGTTGACCGTCAGCGTTGCTGACCTGCACACGCGGACGCAGCAGCTCGGTGCGGGTACCATAAGACTGGCGACGCTGCACAACCTCCTGCAGCGTGGCACCGGACTTACAGTCAACATACGCCACAGCCCGCAGCTTGCCGGCAACGGTTTCCAGCGCCTTGCCTACCGCATCATCCTCACTGAATCCCGGTGCGATGACGATACGTGGCTGGTACGTTGTCACGGATTTTGCCGAAGACAGCGCGCCAATCCCGGCCAGCACCGCTGCACGTTTCTCAGCTTCATCAGCCCCCTCCGCCACACGCACTACCACGGTCAGGGCATTTCGCTGGTCGTTGATTTCCGTCAGCGCCTGCTTAAGCGTGCCTTTGTCCCCAAGACGCGAGAGCATCGAGGTACCGACAATTGCCACCGGGGTATTCAGGGGGAATGGCTCATCCTCGCCACCAGCGAGCTGCAGACTGAACGGTAAGACAATACCGCTACCGTCCCCCGTTGCGGTTACTTTCACGTCTGCGACTGCCCTCACGGCAGCAACAACAGTTGCGGGAGTAGCCGTCAGCTTGCCAGCTTCATCACAGCCAAGCGTGATGGTCAGCTTAAGCCCCGTAGCATCCCAGACGGCGGAAGTTCCCACCTCAGCTGGATCCCCCGCATCGGGAATACCGGTTACAGCTTCAACCACCACCACGTTTCCTGCCCTGCCGGCAATTTTCGCGGCAAAATCCACAACGTTATCCAGGATTGGCGTCCCCGTGCTGGCACTGGCTGGCGTACCGGCAGAGGCATCAGGCGCAGTGCCCACCAGGCCGATAATGGCCGTCTGGATCGTCATGACCGCGACCGTGCCGGATGTCAGTTCGATCGTTTCAACACCATGTAAATTCGACATTCATTTTCTCCAGGCATAAAAAAACCTGCTTAAGCAGGTCACATTTTCTGATTGGGTTTTCCGGTCGTACCGCCACTGTCTCCCCGGTGATCATGGCCATTGAACGTCTGACGGATCCCGCTCATTTTCCCGGTACCGTCCGAAATCTCCTGGGTCGCACCGATATTTCCGGCCACGTTCGTGTCGGCGTTTATCTGCGTTTTCCCCTGTACAGTCAGGGTATCGGTGATTTCCACCGGACCGTCGAGCGTGCCTTTCCCGATAATTTTGTAGGTCCCGCCTTCCGCCAGGGTGATGGTCAGGGCATGCGCGGCACGGTCATAGCGGATCTCGGTACCGTCTCCGTAGCGGGTGATATGCTCGCTGCCGCTGCCCTCCGGTACCGGCAGACCGCCGGTATTCCAGCCGGGAAACACCCGGCCATTATTGAGCTCCCCCGCCTCCGACAGTACCGTGACCGCATCCCCGACCGCATACGGATTGGAGTCAGCCCGGTTAGTCCCAGAAAAGCCCTGGCAGAGCGGCAGCCAGGTGGTGGTGATGTCGCCCAGGTCCACCCGGCATTTCGGTATACCGTCATGCTTAACGGAATGAATAACCCCGCGCCGGACAATGTTTGCCAGGCGGCGCTGTAAATCGCCCTCGATATCACTCATCGGGTTTCGCCTCGTAAATCAGCTGATAATCGTCCACATGTGCCCGGCCGATATCTGGTGCCTTACCGAGCCAGACGGCATTCACCGGGGCATTGATCTGCGCAAACGGATCCGCACCAAAGGCCGCTGACTGTGTGAAGGAAATGCGCCACACCAGGTAATCGTCCATGCGCGGATCAAACTCATCACGTGATGCATCGATAAACACGGCGGGCGCCAGACTGGTCAGGCCGAACAGCTGGCCGTCAATCCACTGGGTGATATCGGCGGCCGCCGTACGCAGGAAAATTTCCGGCCTGCTGACGCCCGCGCCAGCCGCATCCACCACCACATACAAATCGCAGGACAGGGTGACGTTGAGCTGCCCTTCGTTACCTCCGTCCTGCTCCCAGCCATTAATGGAGAAATACACCGCCGGAGTGGTCAGTCCGGTAAAGCGGGGTACGTTTTTTTCCGGGTAGGCATCGGCGTCGCGTACCCAAGCAATGTTTTTCAGCGCGCCGGTGACCGCATCGTGGTACTGCCCCAGCAGTAATGGCTCTGCCATGGTCCACCTCAGACAGATATTCGGGCTTTCACGCGCCCACGCAGATCAGTTTCAAAATGATGCATAAAAATCTCCATTGCCTCGGCAAAGGCGTTATCTTCGATGTAGTTCAGCATCGGCTCATAAATATCGACTTCCGCTTCGCGGGTCCGCCGGGTATCCGGATCGCGAATTACCACCGTCCGCCTGTTCTCCCTGCGGGAGCGAGTCACCTCACCGTTTTCAAACGTGCGTGCAGAAAGCAGACTGCCCTTAGGCGTAAATCCGGCGTTTTCCGCCTGGCGCCGCGCTTTAATAAACCGCCCTGTGGATTTATCCCGCCGGGTATGGTGTGGCCTCACCCGGCCGTTTATCCGGCCTTTAAGGTCTTTCACCTTGATGGCATTCAGGCCGAACCAGAGACGAAAGTTATCCAGTTTTGACTGTGAAGCACGATCAAGACGAAAGGAAAGCAGGCGCCGGCGCACCAGGTCCAGACTGCGCGGCGCCAGGCCGTCCTTCATGTCAGCAACGGCTTTCTTGCGCAGGGTGGTCGCCGTACGCCTCAGCGCGCGGGAATATGCTGCCCGAAACTGTTTCTGGGTGGCTCCGATCTGTTCCGCTATCCGCCAGATGGCATCCACATCGATATCGACGGGCAGGTCCCGTCGCAGTCTGGACTCACGCGCCATATCAGCTCCACTTGTTGATTTCCGGCTGCGGTTTGCCTGGTGCACCATAAGCCAGGGTGACGCGAGTGCGGCCTTCTTCATCTGCACCAACGTGCGTTACGCGGTAAGTGGTACCGTTAATTTCCACCTCGTGGTGCTTCTCAAGCCCCGCGATATCGGCAGTCAT